ACCGGATGGCCGCGCGATTTTTTGTGGCCCCCCCCCCCGCTCGCGCCAGTTGCGGCGCGTTGTCGGCTTTGCCGTGTGGGTCCACAATCAATGAGGGAGCGTCCTGAAAGCTTGGTTATTTAAAATGACTTGGAGGGTAAGTTAGTAATTTTGTATAAATTAGGACCCCACATAGTGGTCTCGTCAGTGTTTGGGCGAGACTCCCCACACTTTAATTCAGAATGTCTAAGCGGGATGGCTCGTGGCGCTCGATGGCGGGAATCTCCAAGGTTAGCCGCTCTCTCAATTTCTCACCTCGTGGAGGTATTGGGCCTATGGGGCCCAAATATAATAGAGCCTCTGCTTGGGTTAATAGGCCCATGTATAGGAAGCCCAGAATATATAGGATGTATAGATCGCCCGATGTTCCCAAAGGGTGTGAAGGGCCGTGCAAGGTCCAGTCTTATGAACAGCGCCACGATATCGCCCATACTGGGAAGGTGCTGTGCATTTCCGACGTGACTCGTGGTAGCGGTATTACTCACCGTGTCGGTAAGCGCTTCTGTGTGAAGTCCGTGTATATTTTAGGTAAGATATGGATGGATGACAACATCAAGTTGAAGAACCACACCAACAATGTCATGTTCTGGCTGGTTAGAGATCGGAGACCATATGGTACTCCTATGGATTTCGGTCAGGTGTTCAACCTTTATGACAATGAGCCCAGTACCGCCACCGTGAAGAATGATCTCCGCGATCGTTTTCAAGTGATGCACAAGTTCAACGCTACGGTCACGGGTGGTCAGTATGCTGCGAAGGAGCAGGCTTTGGTGAAGCGTTTTTGGAAGGTGAACAACCATGTGACGTATAACCACCAGGAAGCTGCGAAGTACGAGAATCACACTGAGAACGCCCTATTATTGTATATGGCATGTACACATGCCTCTAACCCCGTGTATGCAACCCTTAAGATTCGGATCTATTTTTATGATTCGATTTCTAATTAATAAAGTTTAAATTTTATTGAATGATTTTCGAGTACAGCACTTACATATGATCTGTTTGTTGCGAAGCGAACAGCTCTAATTACATTGTTAATGGAAATAACGCCTAATCTATCTAAATACAATAACACAAAATGTTTAAATCTATTTAAATAAGTCGTCCCAGAAACTGTCTGTGAAGTCGTCCAGACTTGGAAATTGAGGAATGCCTTGTGGAGATCCAACGCTCTCCGCAGGTTGTGGTTGAACCGTATCTGGATGTGGTAGACTCTGGTGTTGGTGTATATGGGGTCTTCTACCCTGGTTATCTTGAAATAGAGGGGATTTGTTATCTCCCAGATATACGCGCCATTCTCTGCCTGAGGCGCAGTGATGAGTTCCCCTGTGCGTGAATCCATGGTTAATCGATAAGCTTGATATCGAATTCCTGCAGTTGATGTGGATGTATACGGTGCACCCGCAGTCGAGGTCTATGCGTCTACGACGAGTTGCCCTGCGCTTGGCTGCTCTGTGTTGTGGTTTGATAGAGGGGGGAGTCGAGGAAGATGAATTTCGCATTATGGAGTGTCCACGCTCTTAGAGATGCATTTTCCTCTTTGTCGAGGAAATATTTATAACTGGCCCCCTCTCCTGGATTACATAGCACAATTGATGGGATACCTCCTTTAATTTGAACTGGCTTCCCGTATTTGCAGTTGCTTTGCCAGTCTTTCTGGGCCCCAATGAGCTCTTTCCAGTGCTTTAGCTTTAGATATTGCGGAGTGACATCATCAATGACGTTATATTCCGCTTCATTTGAATAAACCCTAGAATTGAAATCCAGATGTCCACTCAAATAATTATGTGGGCCCAATGCACGAGCCCACATCGTCTTCCCCGTTCGACTATCACCCTCGACGATGATACTAATAGGTCTCTCCGGCCGCGCAGCGGCACCTCTTCCAAAATAATCATCAGCCCATTCTTGCATATCTTGTGGGACGTTAGTGAATGAGGAGAGTGGAAACGGAGGAACCCATGGATTCGGAGCCTTACTAAATATCCTGTCCAGATTACTGGACAGATTGTGATACTGGAAGAGAAACTTCTCCGGAAGTTTCTCTCGGATTATTTGCATCGCAGCTTGTTTGCTGGGTGCATTTATTGCCTCTGCGGCAGCGTCGTTAGCAGTCTGCTGACCTCCTCTAGCAGATCTGCCGTCGATCTGGAATTCACCCCATTCGAGAGTATCTCCGTCCTTGTCGATGTAGGACTTGACGTCGGACGATGATTTAGCTCCCTGAATGTTTGGATGGAAATGTGCTGACCTGGTTGGGGATACCAAGTCGAACAATCTCTGATTTGTGATCTGTGCTTTGCCTTCGAGTTGGATAAGCACGTGGAGATGAGGTTGCCCATCTTCGTGTAACTCTCGGCAGATTTTGATGTATTTCTTATTTGATGGAAGAGATAGGGTTTGTAATTGGGAAAGTGCTGCTTCTTTCGAAATAGAGCACTGTGGATATGTGAGAAATATATTTTTGGCTTGAAGCCTAAATCTTTTAGGAGCTGATGGCATTTTATGTAAATAAGAGTGTGTACTCTAATTGAGCTCTCTCTCAAAAATGCATATGAATTGGAGTATTGGAGTGCAATATATAGTAGAAGTTCCTAAGGGCTCAGGAACACGTGGCGGCCATCCGTTATAATATT